TTGATCGTCTGGATGTAACCGGCGTTCACGTCGCATGTGATCGACTTCGCCCAGGCGGTCAGCCCGAACGCTTCCTGCAATGCCGGCGTGGCGCGCACCATGCGCTGCGCCGGGCTGAATACCTTCTGTGCCTGAGCATTGGTCGTTGCGCCGATCACCACCTGGGCACCGGGCTCATCCTCGCAGCACAGGCAGTAGAGCGACACGCCAGCGGTCAGCGTCGACTTCGCCGCCTTGCGCGCCATCTCGATATAGACCACCGAGAAGCGACGCCCTCCATCCTCCCGGCGACGCCACCCGAAGATGGTCGTAAGGATGAATATCTGCGGGGGCTCGAGGAAGATCGTGTCGGTCTTCCAGCGCCCTTCCCAGTGGGGCAGCTTCTCGATGAAGTCGCAGACGTCGTCGCCGTGCCAGCGATCGAAGACGTAGCCCCAGCTCTTGTCTGACTTCGCCCGCTTCAGGTCGTTGAGGTGGCGCTGGCAGGCCAGCCGCACCCACTTGCAGGCCACCACCCTGCCAGCCAAGACGTCGCGGGCGTACTTCTCCGCGATGCCGCTGTAGTCTCTGGCGTGCTCCCACGCCTTACCCGCGCCGGCCATTCCTCGCGAATGGGTTGCCGGCACCTGCCTCGGGTCTCACCTGCACGCGACTACGCGCCCCAGCGATGCCAAATATCTCCTGCAGCTTGCGAGCCTCGGCCAGCGCCGTGATCGGCGGCACCTCGCCGGCCTTCCAGCACTTCACAATTGACGCCTGCAGCGAGCAGTAGTTCGCGAAGGCCGAGGTGTCCCGCTCGGTAACCAGCCGGCTCGCCGTCACCCGACCAATGTCGTCAAGCCAGATTTCCTGCGCCTCCGCCGACAGCCAATCCGGCATCTGCGGCATGGAGGACGGCTCGACGATCTCGACTTTGTGGGAATCGCGCACCGGCTGCAGCGTGCCGCGCGCTTCCTTCTCGCTCGGCAGGAGCGGCTTTGGGCCACGCTTCATCGAACAATCACTCCGGATTTATCTACCGCCGGGCTTTAATCCGCATGCGGGAATTTTTGCTGAGGCCGCCGGTCAGGAAGCGACGGGTCACGAGAGATGGACCCACCCCCTCCCGTCAGTCCTTGCGAGGGCGCGGCGGCATGCCATCCTGCCGGGCGGTGGTGAACTGTCCGCCTGTGCCATGGTGCTCGCCCTCTGGTGTCTGGGCGTCCGTCACTTCAACCGCTATGTCGTGCGGGGCGATCCATGCGCCGAGCCTCAGGGCCAAGGTGGCTAGCGCCATGCGCAGCCCATAGGCGGGTGGCAGCACCAGCCTTACGGTGAGCGTCGGCATTGCCATACGAACCGTTCCTGCACTCTGGGCCATGCCTGCCTATCCCTTCACGATCTCGTCGCCCGCACGGCGGTGGTATTGGCTCCACCACTCGATGATGGCGGTGCGGTGCCGATCCTGTGGGCGGTCCATGTCTGCCCTCACGCGAGCGAGGCAGGCATCTGCTGATGTTTCGAGCACGACGATGCGCTCGGGCTTGAGGTGGTCCCGCCACCACTGGCGATGCTCGGGCCTCGGCTCGCCGACGATGAACCACGCGCGAGGCCAGCGATCCGCATGTCGGCCGAGATCACCCAACATCTCGTTGCGGCGACGGATGGTGGGTCGCAGCCAGCGAGAGGGTGACCATCCGTGCAGCGTCTCTCCCGACATGGTCGAGGCGATGACGTCGAGGTCGATGACCAGGTCGGCCGCGGTGGCGTGCTGGCTTATCCACGTCGTCTTGCCGCTCGCCGGCGGACCGCACACGATGGTCAGCGGCACCAGCGAGGGCTTGAGCCAGTCGGGGCGCCACATGATCTTGCCGAAGGCTTGGTCACGAGCGGTGCGCTCTAGGTGGCAGGCACGGCAAAGCGGGCGCAAGTTGCTGCGCTCGTTGTTGTGGCTGTCGCCGTCGATGTGGTCGACTTCCTCGGCCGGGGCGATGAGACCCTTGGCTCTACAGAAGCGACACAGGGGCTCGTCGGCCAGCACAGCGGGTCGGACGACCGACTGCCAGTTCCAGCCGTAGCCGCGCTCAGCGGTGGTCTGCTTGCCGCGGCGACGGACAGCAGGGCGGGACGTGACTGGGGCGTGCCGTTGCAGCGGTGGCTTGCTGGGCATAGGGTCCGCGCAGGGAGGGTGACGAAGATGTCAGGAATGAAACTACTGGCCGGCGACTACGAAGGGCCGGCATACATTCAGTTCGGCGCGCTTTGGACCGGGCCGCAGGCGAGCAAGTTCAAGGGCATAAAGTTCGACAATCCCCGCAAGAGCTACGCGGCCGCCGATCTCGCCAGAGTGAAAGTCCTGGATTCGGAAACGTCCAAGACGTTCCTGCGCACCGCAGTCGCTGGGGCCATCGGTGGAGTGCTGCTTGGGCCGGCAGGCTTACTCGCCGGCGCGTTTGTCGGGGGCAAGAAGGTCACCGAGCGCTACGGTATCGAGTTCACTGACGGCAAGCGGGTGATCGTGAGCGGCGACGCGAACGACAAGTCGTTCAAATGCCTACTGCTATTCGCCGAGGAAACGCATCGGCTAGAAGCTCCTGCCCAAGTCGAGTTCTAGCTGGGCCGGCACCACGCTCAGTGGTGCCAAAGCGGTCCCGGTGAGAAATAGGCGCCGAGAGTGAAAAGGTTGGTCGCCCATGAATGGGATGGACACGGATGGTGCCAAACCAGGCCGAGGCTCCGCGCTCTAGCTGAGCTCTAGCGGAGCAAATCCTCGCACCGCTCGATGATCTCTTCTCGTTCCGGGTAGGCGGTGAGAACGATACCGAGTCCGCGCTCGAAGTCGTCCTCCGCCAGCACCTCCGTGATCATGCGATCATCAATCCCCTCGAAGATTGGATAGATGCATTCGGCCATCTCCTGCTGCATTTCGGGCGTTTTGGCGTCCTCGATTTCCTCGGCAACGAACGCAACCAGCGCTTCACGCAGCGCGGCGTCGAGGTCCACTGGTTCGATGGGGGCCGGCATCACGGACACGATCGCGGATACCAGCAGGAGCGGGGTCAGTAGCATTCAGGCGCTCTCCAGTTGCTGCGCCTGTTATCGTGGCTGCGACTGTCCGACCTGTCCAGCACATGGCGAGCGTCTCTGCATTCTACGCTGCGATAAGCTCTTCCGGCTCAGCACGACGTTCGCCGGCGCATAGCGCTCGCCTCAAACTCTGGAAACAAATTCGGCGCCGTAGGAGCATCACTCCCGGCGCCGTTCTTGCGGACGCAGAACGCCGCATGGACCTTTCATGCGCTGATTTGCCTGAATTGTCAACTCGCTACTCAGCATCGACCCCCGGATCGATCGCGTCGATATCAGGGAGGACTGTTGAGATAGTGCTTCCCATGAACGCTTTTCGCCATGAGTTTTCGCCCAGGCCGATGCGAAGATCCTTCCCTGAGACCTCCACGTAGATCGCCAAGGTAGCTTCGGGCTTCCGACCCCATCCACGCAAGGTAGGCACGCCGAGTCTGATGAATTGTTGAAGGTCACGAAGCTCGGCGACCAACGACAGAAGAGAGCGCCTAGTGCGGTTATAGCTGGATAGCGACTGGCGAGTATATTCTTCGGTCCATTCGGCCACGTTGGGTGCGGCATTGATCTGGTCGATCATGCGAGATAGGCCTGTATCAATGTTGGCCAGTCGCTGATCGAACGGCTTGGCATCCGGGTTTAGCATCCGATACCCGCTCAACACCGCGTAGGGCACTTTGACCTGAATATCGCGGCGCACGATCTCTCCCTGTCTGGAGATCGAAATATCCTGCTCCTCTCGGAAGACGGACAGTTCGCCTCTTTGGCAGTGATCCCACAGCGGTATTTCCTGCGCCCGTAAACCCTCCTGGATTTCCGCGCGGAACTCTCCCATCGCAACTGCCACGGACCGGACGATCTTGAAGGCGCCTTGCGTGGCATGCAGCCGGGGAAGACTATCCGACAGATAGCGAATGGCCTGCTCGCGCCGCTTCCTACGTCGAAGTTCTTTCACGGCCTCGTCGTGGCCTTCCGCATTGAGAGCAGCGAAGCAGTCCGGCCCAATTAGCCGGATGACACCTTCCGCTTGGAACCAAGCAATCTTCCCGCCGCGCTTGTACTTCGCCTTCAGCGGCGAGCAGCAGGGGCATGGCGCAACGGCATGTCGGATACGTCCCTTTGTAGGGACATCGAATTCGTCGAGATATTTCGGTACCGACCCGACCGGTGGCTTAGTGTGCGTATGGCCGCGCCATTCGTGAGGGCGCCCTGTCTCTCGTACCCAGTCGAGGATTTCCTTAACGACCGATCTATCCGGCTCCTCCCGGAAGATGTCCTTTACCTCGAAGCAGGAGGACGGCACGACTAGTTCGTCATCATCTGTCGAATCGGTCATGCCATCACTATAAATCATGACAAACAGCGGCTCGCGATTACTGAGCGCATGTTGTCACCAGTGAATACCTTTTGACTTCCGTCGTCCCATTGTTCACCGCTCTTCTTCCGATGGCCACGCGCGACGAAGCCAAGCTCCAACGCGAGGATGTCGGCCGCCCTCAGCAGCATGGCAGTGACGTGATCCCGAGATGCACCGCCCTTCCCTCGCCCGAGAGACGCAGCCACCTCGGACACAAGTTCTCCGTTGATGATGATGCGCTCGGCTATGCCGGCCAGGTTGCCGAGTTTGGCGCGCAAATCCTCTAGTCTCTGACGAGCGTCCTCACCATTGTCCGCTACCGGATTGCCGGGGCCGTGACTGGTATCCACGCGAGGCACTGAGTAGTCGATCGCGCCGCCGGCGCCGAGCATGGCGCGTTCCGCAAGCGTCCTGAACTCGGCTGCTGCTTGCGTTTGCACCGCAGTACGTTTGCGGATGCGCGACATGCCGCCGATCAGTTCCGACATGTTGGTGTTGGCCCGAATATAGCCGATCCAGCGCGCGTCCGGGAATTGCTCGAGCTGATGCAGCATCTCGGCACGGCTCATCATCGGGTCTGGGACGCGTCGCTTCTCAATGACTGTCTTGCGCGAACTAGAAGCCGCGTTGCGGCGTGCCTGGCCATCTTTGGTGTGCACACTGAAACCCATGCGCCGACACCTGGTGATGGCGTCGTCGGCCTGCGCACGGGTCATGAGCCCGCCAGCACCCGCTGGGACGAACACGCGCTCAAGCACTCGGCGCAGCTTCTTCGCCAAATCCCAGTTGGCCGTCTCAATAGCCGCAATCTCACGGTCGCCGCGCAGAGAGATACGATTAGCCGCCAGGTCCGCGCGACGGGTAAGCTTCAAGTTGACCTCGCCGCCGATCGTCTCGAAGATGATGCCTGGGGAGGTGGCGTGCACGCTCACGCCGCCCTCCTGCGCTTGCGCGTCCGTCGGAACCAGACGCTGGCCAGAGCCTTCGCGGCGCCTAGCCGGTGCGTCTTTGCGAAGGCCTTCGCCTCCGCTCCGATCTCCTCGTCGCTGCCGCTGAGCGAGTCGGAGAGCGCGTCGTCGTCGACCTGGTCGGCGAACTCGGCATCGAAGCGAATGATCTCGGCGGCGCGGATGAACTCGCCCCGGATTGGCGCCAGCGCGGCCTTGGCGACGATCTCCAGCACCTCGCGCGCCCGCATTGCGCCCCGGGCATCGACGAGACGTCGGATCGCCGAGATCGCCACTGTGTCACCGACGCGATAGCCGGGACCAGGGTAGCGCACGATGGTGACGCCGGCGCGCTCGCACACCTGGGCGACGGTCTGCGCCTCGGGATCGCCGGCAGCCAACTCGGCCCAGTAGAGCTGCAGCGGCGTGACGTTGCGACGGTCCTTGTTGATCGCGACGAAGTTCTCGGCCTCGCCCGACGTGCCCTCGGCCTCGATGATGACCGCGGGCACGACGTCAATGGCCGGGTGCCGCTTCGCCGCCTCGAGCCGGTGCTGGCCATCCGTGACGTGGTAGCGGCCGTCTTCGGCCTTCGCGACGACGATGGCGCCGAACGCCTTCCATTCGAACCATTCGAGCATGCGAAGGACGCGGGCCTCGTCCAGTTCGCGCTGGTAGGCTGGATCCACGTCGATCAAGGTCTTGTCGAGCCAGTCGAGCACGGGCGGCTCGCCGGGGTCGCGTAGCCCATCTTCTGTCATCTTCGGTGTCCTTCTGGGTCCTGCGGCAGACGTTACGGCCTGCGGTCGGGGTTGAGGCGGCGGGCGAAACGGAACGACCGCACTCGGCCCAGCACCACCGCTGTGGTTAAGGAAGGCGCGCGCTCGGAAGACGGCACTTTTGATGGTGCCTATGGGCGCGCCGAGCTCAGTCGCAGCCTCGTCGTAGGAAAGACCCTGCATCCCAACGAGGTTGATGGCTCGCCTCTGCGTGGGAGGCAGGGATTCGATTTGCACCAGCACATCGCGCAACTCTGTGGTGCTAGATTGCCGTTCCGCTGAGGGCATCCGTGCGGCAGATTCGCCATCTACATCCTCAACCTCACGTTTCCGACGGACGTCAGTCAGGAACTGGTTGAGCGCAATGGTCCGCACCCAAGCTGGCAGGCTCGTCCCATCGCGAAACTGGTCGCACTTGCTGATTGCCTTCAGCAGGACTGTCTGGGTGAGGTCTTCGGCCGCGGCAGAATTTCGTGTCAGCTTCATCGCGTAGCGAAGCAGCCCGGGCCGTTCGGCTAGAAGCGCGCGGTCGAAGCTGTCGCTCCTGACTGTCACTGCGCCTCCCCGTTCCGGATGGCGGCGGCGATTTCGCGGAGCTGGTCCTGCGCGACGCTGTTGGTGCCGGTCGACGTGTCCGTCATTGGATCAAATCCTCCGGGTCCATGGATGGCTGGTCGACCGGGACGCTCTCGAAGTAGCGGCGGCCCCAGAGCCCCCGGTCGTGCGATGAGTGGTAGCGGTAGGTCTTCTGGTCGAACCACAGGCCGATCTTGCCTTCGAAGTCGCCGTGCCGCTGCTTGGCAACGTTCATGACGACGCCGGGCTTCTCATCGAGTTCGGCGCGCTCTGCTTCCGTCTTGGCCTTGGCCAGACGGTCCTCATGGTCGCGGTTCCGCCAAAAGCTGAGGATGTTGGCCGCGTTCGCGCCGATTTCGGAGGCGCCCTTCACGTCCTCGATCTCGGGAGGGCCGCCGCCCCGCTCGCCCTTGCGCGCGTGGGCAACAAGGTGGGTGTGGACGCCGTGCTTGACCGTCCAGTCGACCAAGGCGAAGACGGCCTTCTCCTGCCCGGCGTAGTCGTCCGACGCGATGCCCAGCCGGAGCAGACTGTCGACCACGAAGACGTCGCAGCCATACTTGGCGCGGGCGTAGTCGAATATTTCGAGCAGCGGCCCGACGCCGGACTTGCCGACCTTCTCGTAGATCAGCAGCCCCTCATCCAGGAACGCCAACGTGCGCCGCAGGTAGGATTGCGTCGGCCGGTCGACGTTGCCGGCCTGCTTCACGAGGCGCCGCAGGGTCTGCGCCGGCGGCATCTCGAAGCTCGCCACGCAGGTGCGGCCGCCCTCCTTGATCCATTGCGGGATGCAGTCGCAGATCACC